GGGACGCTCTCTACGACGCCGTGCGTGGCGTGCAGATTGATCTAGTCAGCAACAGCACTGCCGCCGAAACCACACAAACGCAGGGCTTAACTGCGTTCAACAGCGATGGCTTCAGCCTTGGCACGCTCGCCAAAGTCAACACCAGCAGCGCCACCTATGCAGGTTGGACCTGGGACGCCGGCAGCTCCACCGTCACGAACACATCAGGCTCCATCTCTAGTCAGGTGCGGGCTAATGCGAGTGCGGGGTTCAGCGTCGTCACCTACACCGGCACGGGTGCCAATGCCACGGTGGGGCATGGGCTTGGCGTGGCACCGGGCATGGTCATCGTCAAACGCCGCGACACCACCAGCAACTGGCAGGTGCGTCATACCTCTATCGCTGCAGCCAACAGCATCCAACTGAACCTAACCAACGCTGCTGCATCAGCAACAACGGTCTGGAATAGCACGGTGCCATCTTCGACCGTGTTCAGCATTGGCACTGACGCGACGGTTAATGCAAGCGGCGGCACTTACGTCGTTTACTGCTTCGCCCCAGTATCCGGGTACTCTAGTTTCGGATCAATTACATCTAATGGAACGTCAGACAACGCATTTGCATATTTAGGATTTCGGCCTCGCTTCCTTTTATATAAAAACGCAAGCGCAACAGGAAACTGGGGTATGTATGACTCAAGCCGAGATCCTGAAAATGTCTGCGATAACTTACTGCTTGCTAGCTCGTCAAACGCAGAGCTTACCTCTGTTGAATTTGATTTTCTGTCTAATGGAATCAAGCTGCGCTATCCGTACACAAATGGCAACCAAATCGTATTTGCCGCCTTCGCGGAGTCGCCATTTAATTACTCACGCGCTAGGTGAGTAGTGAACAAGCCTGATCACCCCATTTAGACTCAACCCAGCGCACCAGACCCATGTTCATCCTCGACGGCAAGCCACTTTCGCCTGATGTGCCCTTCACGCACGACGGCATCCAATATCCGGCCAACTGGCTCCGTCTCGCCACGCCTGAAGAACGCGCTGCCATCGGCATCACCGAGGTGCCCGACCCCGCACCTTACGACCAACGCTTTTACTGGGGCTACGACGCCGACGGCCACCTGATCCCCAAGGACCACGCCCAACTCGTAGAACAGTGGGTAGGCCAAACCCGCCAAACCGCCAACTCGCTGCTGGCCCCTACCGACTGGATCATCATCCGCGAGGCCGACAACGGTAAAGCGGCTGACCCCGTACTGAAGACCTGGCGCGAAGAAATCCGCCTAGCCGCCGGCAGCAAGAACTACGAGATCGGGCAAACCGCCGACACCGATGCATTGGCGGCCTACATCACCGGCGCCGACTACCCAGCTTGGCCAGTTGACCCTTACGCTCCTGTCATTGCTGACGCTAGCGAGGAAGGTTGATGGCGGTTAAATCCAAGACTGGCACCGCTCGCGTCCAGCACGTCCCAGGCAAGCCCAAGCGCACCCGCCAAGGCCAAGGCCAGCACAGCCTGCCTAATCACGGCAGAAAAAAGACACGCGGGCAAGGGCGTTAAACTACAAAAAGATTCCTAGGCACAGGTGGCCCAAACCCCGTCGGACACTAGCTTTTGGCGGGGCGTCAAGCAGGAAGCCGCTGCCGGTCTCGTCGTCCTTCTTGCCGGTGGCGCTATTACCGGCATCGGCTACCTCGTTTACACCGTTCCATCCCAGCTGGAGCGTGTAATTCAAAATCAAGAGCAGTTCAAAGCCCGCGTGGGTGAGCTGGAAGACACTGTTAAAGATCACGACGTTCGTATCATCAAACTAGAGCTGCGCCGCTGATGTCCGTTATCCACGCCACCGACTACGGCGACGGTTACCGATTGGATCAACTCATCGGCGACTCCGGCGACATCTACTACCGCGCCTGCAAAGACAGCGTGTGCCGCTACGCCGAGGACCACTACATCGCCATGATGTACCTCGAAGGCATGGGCTGGGACCCTAAGCAACAAGACCCCCAGTAATCCAATAAATAATCTGATCCTCCCGCTCCTCCGTCCAAAACGGCTGGCGCCTGTACCACTCAATCCAATCTTCCGACGACTTAGAAATATTGCACGCAAAACAGCAGGCCACCAAATTCTGCTGGTGCGTTAAGCCTCCCTTCATTTTTGGGTGTACGTGATCCAGCGTGGCCGCCCGCCCAAGGCCATCACCGCAATACGCGCAGCAGTTATCCCAATCACTCAGGATTCCTTGCCTAAACCTTAATTTCGCCTCTTTTTTGTTTAAGTATTCGCCATCTTCGATGCGATGGTCCATACCCGGCAGTGGCTACTGGAACAGTAGCGGTAGAAACTATTACGTGCTCTGGTGCTCTTGTCTACTACAGCTAAACTCAAGAAAAGCTACTGCTTTTTATGACCGACCAACAAATCGCCATCGCCGCCGTCGTGGTTGCCGCCGGTTCCGAGATCATCGGCATGAGCAAGCTGAGATCCAACAGCTGGATCCAACTGCTGTTCCAAGGGCTCCAGTTGATGTTCCCCAAGCGTCGCCGCTGACCTTTTCTTACGAGGGCCTTGTCATGGCAACCAACAAGATCCGCCTAGGCGATTTGTTCCGGTACTACAAGGCCCTCCCTCACCAGATGGCCGCCATCACCGAGCTGGAGCAGGCCATCAACAAGGCCAATCCCAACATTCTTGGTCGAGACCAAGGCTGGTTCAAGACCTGGAGTGTGGCCGGCAAACAAACTAATTTTCCCAACACTTGGGAAGGCATCCTCGAAGCCGCCCGCGTGGCCGGCGCCAAGTTTCCCGAACTAGTTGCCGCCCAATGGGCACTGGAATCTAGTTACGGCAAGATCGTCTCAGGCCGCAACAACTTCTTTGGCCTCAAGGGCGACGGCACCGACACCAAAACCCAAGAGTTCATCAACAACCAGTGGGTCACGATCACCGACAGCTTCATCGACTTCCCCGATCTGCTGTCCTGCGTCATCTACCTCGTTGACCACTGGTACAAGGACTTCAAAACCTACAAGGGCTGCAACAACGCCAGCACCCGCGACGAAGCTGCCAAGTGGCTGGTGAAAGAAGGGTACGCAACCGACCCCAACTACGCCGGCAAACTAATCGAGCTGATGAATCAGCACGCTGGCACTAACCCGCCAGTCAAACCCAAAGAAAAAATCCTGAAGGTCGCCTACGAGTATCAGCTGGGCCCAGACGACGGCGTTACGGGCTACCGCCAGTGCTTCAGTTCCAGCTGTGCGATGGTGGCCCGCTACTACGGCAAGATCTCGGGCGATTACGAGTACAACAAACTCCGCGCCCGTTTCGGCGACACCACCGACCCCAAAGCCCAAATCGCAGCCCTCAAAGCCTTGGGACTAACCGCCACCTTCGAAATGGACGGCACAGTCGAGGACCTTGAAAACGAAATCAGCAACGGTCACCCCGTACCAGTCGGCTGGCTCCACAAAGGCCCGGTCAGCAACCCATCCGGCACCGGCCACTGGAGCGTTGTCGTCGGCTTCACCCCCACCCACTTCATCCATAACGACCCCTACGGCGAGGCCAATCTGGTCAGCGGCGGCTACGTCAGCCACAAAGGTGGAGCGGGCGTCGCCTACTCCCGCAAAAACTGGCTGCCTCGTTGGCTGATTGAGGGTGACGACACCGGCTGGTTCCTTAAAGTCCGCCCTAGGTGACCATGCGACCCATCGAACACACCACCGAATCCAGCTTCCACAAGGCCGCCACGGACCAGTGGCTGATCGACCGCTTCAATTCCGGCGACTACCGTGGCCTCCTCGAAGCGGCCCTCATCCTGAACACGCTCCACCAGCTGGAGCAAACAAAAGCCCGGTGGGCAATCCGCGAAGCCGCAGAAAACCTCACCGAGCAATTTGGCCTAGACCGCGACTCGGCCTAAATACTGCTGGTACAACCCGGTATACAGGCAGTGCATCGGATGCTCAGGATTATCCCGGCCATCCTGCACATACAACTGTTCCAGAAAATCCACCCGCGCTTGATCCGCACCGGTGCGTCTCCAGGCATCTTGTGCCCAGTCAGGGATTGTCACGTTTTTTCTCCACGAGTCTGAGACGCCGACGCTCGGCTTCCCGAGGTCCGACATTTGACCGCGCCAGCCTAGGCTTTGGCGCCGGTGCCGAGGGAATCTCCACCACACAATTCGGGTAACGATTCCTTGCGAACTGGATCGCCTGGTTTACCGACTCCGCCCGCACCAAATCCCGCATGGCGCCTTGACCCGGCAGCCAAATCTTCAACTCGTACAGCTTCGACCGCTCCGAGCTGGTGCGCGACACCCCTTCACCGAGATTGCGGTTGGGATCTTGATTCTGCTGGAAGGGAACTATTTCCATGACTTGGGGTAGGCGGGTTCTTCAACGCTGTGTACAGCAACAATGCTGTCAACGCAGTTAGCAACAACTCTCGCCGCAGCGACAGCTTTTTCGTAGGTGACCCAGCTGGAGGCATCCTCCTTGGTCGCCGTAAAACCGATTCCATTCCCTGGTCCGTAGACCGCTGTGACCCAGCGATCCCCGGCCATAACCACATAGCGAGTCATCAGAAAAATTGAATTACTGTGTAAGACTAATAGATTTTATCGCAACCACCCAGACTATGAAGACACTTAACTAAGTCTCATGCGTCCGATTTTGGTTTCGGTTGTTCTTGCCTGGAGCGCATCCTTCCCTCCACCCGCTTTTTCACCGACTCACGCCACAGTTCTTCATCTGCAACCTCGGCCGCCTTGTAGGAAGTCGGTAACGCCGTCTCCAACGCCGTATAAACCATTTCCCGCAGAAGCGCCGTCACTTTTTTACCTTCCACAACCGCAAGATTTTCCGCCAACTTGTACCGATGCGGGTCCAGCAGCAACTGGCAGTACAGCTTCGATCCGTGCTTCAGCGGCATGGTGCATCGTCTAGTCTCACACACAATAGCACAATGAGACACACTACACCTACCACCGAATATCCTCATCCACTTTTTTCCGCCACGCATTGGATTGCGCCCGCCTCGCCCCACCCCTCTGCTTGGAGCACCCTGCCCTAATCCCTCGCGCCCACTCCAAAAAGTTCGCCGCCCGCTGCAAATCCGCAGTCTTCGCCAGCCGAATCTCCCGCTGGAGCCACTCCATCACAAGCTGCCTTCCCGTGCGGGCTGGACTCATAAGAACAACTCTGAGACACGCAAGATTGACTGAACCATGCAGCCCGGATAGCGTTCGCGAGCTATCTGGTGCGCCTGAAAAGCATCCGGCGCTACGACAAAAACATCGAGCATCGGGCCATGAAGGACATACATCCTGACCCGATACTCATAGTCACTACTTCGCCTCAAGCCAGCTGTCTCCGACATGGGCCTCAGCTAACGCTGGAACTTCACCTAACCACTCTGCCTCGGCCTCTTCCATCTGGCGCTGCAGGATACCTGCCCAGTCAGCGGCCACCTCAGTACGGGCCATAAGGATGATTTCGTCATGCACAACGCCAGATAATTTCACCTGATCTTCACCAGCTTCGTACAGCAGTGGCCAGAGTTTGCCCAAGGTCCGCTTGAGAACCGCTGCGCCAGCAGCCTGGATCGGCGTATTGCAACGTGTCGTGAGTTTGTTGTGCTCGCCCGGAAGAAACCGCCTGAGGTTCGAAACACGCACCCGGACCTCAGGAGCATCCGAAGCCTTATCAGCCTCTGCAGCAGCTCGACGCTGCCAGTTGCTGATGCCCTTGTAAGCAGCGTGGAATTTTTGCCTGACTTCCGATGCTTCATCCAAATCCATTTCGATACCCGTACCAGCGGCGTACTGGCGCAAGCCCTTAGCTCCCGATCCATACAAAAGTCCAAAATTGGCCGACTTGGCGATCTGACGCTGCTCCTTGGTAACGGCCTCCTCGGGCACGTCGTAGATCTCCATCGCAGTCAGCGTATGTAGGTCCAGCCCTTCCTGGAACGCTCGAATCATTAGTTCATCCTGTGCTTCTGCCGCCGCCAACCGCAGCTCCATCTGCGCAAAATCCGCCACAACTATCTTCCAGCCAGCAGGAGCTTGCACACAAATTCGAAAACGCGGATCCCTAGGAACCTGTTGCAAATTCGGATTCCTACAACTCATCCGAAAAGTATCCGCCCCCGCCTGCATATAGCTGGCACGAATAAAACCATCCGGCTCCAAGTGATCCAACAGCGTCTGCACCATCTGCCGTCGTTTTTCAACCTTTTTCCACTTTAGATACGTACGAATAACCTCATGATCTGGAGCATATTGCTGCATAGTTACACGATCAACACTGGCCTTTCCAGTCTTTTCACTCACAGGCTCTTTACCCAATATCACCGTAAACTTCTGCCGCAGTTGCATTGGAGCATTGATATTAAAGCCTGCCTGCTTTTTAGTACCGAGTCGTATATGCCCCTCGGCCTTTGCTCTCAGATTGAAGCTGCCATCAGGATCCCGAGGCAGTTTGTGTTGCTCAGGCAACGCATTATCCAACTCCGTAATAAACCGATCCCCTAACTCCGTCTGCTCATCCGCTAAATCCTGCTGGAGCTGGAGCAACAAGTCTTTATCAAAAGGCAAGCCATTCCTCCACAAAGAGGCCATTGCCGGAAGAGCATCACACTCAATAAACCACGCAAGCGAAAGCATCCCCTTCGACATACGCTGCCGAATTGGGTTATACAGCTCCAATAACACCAGTACATCCTTTGCCCCGTACACAAGTTGCTCTTGACTCAGCTCCCCGGACCAATCACTCCTCTGCTGTTCTTTGCTCAGTTCTTTACCCAAATACCGCTTGACAAGCGCCTGGAGCGTATGGGGATGTTTAGGCAAGATTTTGCCATTAGTAAGTACCCGACTAGCCAACAACGTGCACAACGTTTTGCCCACGGGATAAATATTGTGAGCCTGAAGCCAGCCAAGATCGAAGACAGCGTTGTGCGCCATCCACTGCCTTGACTGGCCGAAAAACTCCTGCAACTGAGTCCAGCCAATCTCATCTAGGTCCCAGCAGTCAATGACCACAGGAGGCCGCTCAAAGGTAGCGAGCTGCAGGAGCCGCATCTTGCCTTCTTCTGGCTGGAGCTGGGTCGTCTCGCAGTCAAACGCGATGAGCTTTGCATCGCGCAGAGTGACAAGATGCTCGATGCCAAAAAGGAAATCCATGCCAAGTTAGGCGTGTGCTGTACTACTCTAACACGCCATCAAGCTCTTTGGCCGCACACAGCTCAGCTAGTTCGGTCCCAGCCTCAGGAATCCCCAGCGTGCAACGACGATACCAATGCACACAGGTCCGACACTCTCCGCCATCCGGCAAGGGCTGGTACTTTTTCAGCAAATGCTGCAGCCGCAACTCCTGCTTCCCAGCATCGCTGGAGCGATAGCACTTGAAGCAGTAAACGGCGTTAGTGGTGATGCTGCCGCACTGGATGCAGCGGCGACTGTTGATTGGAACTTGCATTAGAAAAAACGAACACGTAAAAATCCTGGAAGGCGCTTCAACACGCCAGTTCTTGTGTGTTGAGCCGCCCCATCGGGCAACTCAACCTCGACCGTAAAAACCTTGTGCCCACATTCCGGGCATTTCCGCTGGCGCAGAATCGACTCCGCCGTATCCCGGCAAGTGCGATCCACATCCATCCGTTTGAAATCACACTTGGCGCACCGCATTACGCCACTTCCTGTTTTTCACAATGGCCCAAGCGTGCTGGTACGAAATCCCGTACACCTTGGCCAACTCCGAAATCGGCGTGCCAGAGGCATAACGATCACGCAAATCCAGCGCATTTTGCGGCGTCAACACCGCCGAACCCGGAATCGAACCTTCCTGGAACGAGGTCTTTGTCGGCGGTCTCTTTCTCACAGATTGATGTTCGCCCACGTGATCAGCTCTTTTCGGTTGAATGGTCCTACGGGCTCATCGTCCGGCAACTGTATGGTGTAAGTCGGCATCGCGTGGGGCTGCTTATCAACCCAACCACCTTTGCGCCTAACGGCGTAAGTTACCAATTTGATGGTGCGGAATCGAGTCGGCATCACTGCCTATAAGCCTCCGTTGCAAGAGTGTTAATCAACCGGTTCAAATACCACCGGCACTTTTCGGCATCTTCCAGCGGGTCCTTTTTCAGCCACATCCGGCTGAGATACTTCAAGCACTGCCACTGGAGCGAGCCAACCACAGCATCAGGCGCATGTTGCACCCAATCCTCCAGCACATCAATAACCTCAATTTTTCCGGCGGTGTAATGCCGTGGGTGATTTACAGATTCGGTCATCCTTTGGATTGCTGAACAGCGGTGTCGCCGTAATAACGGCCTGTTTTTGAATAGTCTTTGCTCGGAAGCATGGTCAGTGTGTGGAACACGATCTGCCCAATTCGCATCCCAGGCCACAGAGGAACTGCGTGCATGGAACGTGCATTTTGCAGTTCCAATGTGAGGCGGCCTGCGTAACCGGGATCGACATAACCCGCAAGCAGGTGCTCGATCCCTTCACGCGCACGGCTGGATTTGAGAGCCAGCTGCCCGGCAATAGAGTCAGGCAGCCGGAACTCCTCCAACGTCTCCGCCAGCACGAACTCATGCGGCTG